CGCCGTGCCAGTGCCGTGAGTCTTGACAATTTTAATTTCATCTGGGCTGACGTGGGCAAAGTGCATAGCGCCCTCCATAGCCTTTTTGAAGCCCTCACCATCCTCGCACTGCCCAATTGCGTTTGTGGAGCGTTCTGAGGCGCTGTAAGCCCCCAACAAGCAGGCGTGAGGCTTGATTTGTTGCATGGCAACCGCGTCGCTGGATTCAAACACCGCCAAGGCCGCTCCTTGACCAACTCGAAAGCCAAGGTTAACCGAATCGAAAGCGGATGGCTTTATGCCCAAATCTTCTTGTTTTTGGGTAAGCACCGCTTTGGCCTCACCAAAAAACTCAAGAACTGCATTTGAGACGCCATCCTCAACCGTCAGGACAATAACGCGGTCAAATTCGTAAAACTGGATGAGGTTCTGTACGTCCATCATTACCTTTAGGCTGGAGGCGCAGGCCGAGGAGTCGGTGGTCACCATGTCCATGTCGCCAAAGGATTGGGCAATGCGGCCCGCGTAGACCTGTGTGAGAGTAAAGGGCAAGAACTTGTAGGTATAGGTCAAGCGCGAGTTGTAAGCCCTCTGACCAATGCCAGCAAAGTGTGCGTTGCCACCAGCAAGGATGAAGGCTGTTTTGCCTACAGGATTCTCGCGCAGGTAAGTCAGCAACTCAGGGTCAAGCACTTTCTCAGCCAGCTTGTGGGGGACGTAGACCAGCCCCGACTTGACTCGGTTATAGGTATCGGGAAACCAATTGACCTTTTGAGGGTAGATGATGTCGTCAAAGAGTTCGACGCTTTCGGTGGAGGCTGTGCGGTAGTGCGTGAGGTAAATCATTTGCACACCTCAGCAACTTCTTCCATTGACGCTGGCTCTTTGGTCTTGTTTGCCATTACGAGGTCGTGGAGTTCCTGAACGGACTTAGGTGTCCACTCCTTGCTTACTTCGTCAGCGATGCCATAAAGTTCGTCAAAGTACATCAGCATGACCAAGCCGTCCAAACTGTCCAAACCGATGTCAACAAACTGGTCGTCAAGTGATTGCGCGATGCTGGGCATTGAATGCGCTGGTCGCGCAATCTTTGCCACATGGTTAAAAATTTCAATGAAGTCCATGTTGCCATTTCCTATGTAGGTTGATTGACTGCTCCGACTAGTGCTGATGCCCAGTCTTGCCAGTTCTCATATATATAGGGGCCGGGGATACCTTCATTTGTAAAAATGTCGATAGCCTTTAAACCTGCCGCCCACTGCTTCCACTCCTCTTCGGGAGTATTCATTGATAGCTGTTGCGATGCATACGCCTCCACCATGAGACTCGACCAAGAGTTCCATGTGTGATAACGAGGGTCGTATACAAGCGCAAGAAGTGCCATATCAGTTTCCGTATGGCCTAGAGTCGCCCAAAGTAACCGTGAGCAAAACCTTGCCCATTTGATAATTTCCGCCTTGTATGTTGCTCTTAAAGCGCAATCGTATTTCACGCCTTTGTTGACGCATATCAATTTTTCCCGTGTCTGGATCAAACACATAGGGGTCTGAAATCACATCAGAGGACTGGGCGTAAGGGCGACCAGTGACTTGGAATGTCATTTCTTTTTGCTGAATAAAATCAGGCTCTACGCGCTCCAAATTAACCCAAAAATTATCGCCCACAGGCGCGGTTTGGGCAGGCCCACCAGCTACAAAACCCAAGTCGCTTGTTTCAAAATAACTTTCAATAGCGTCTGTAATTTCATTAATAACTTGATCAGTTCCAATTTCATGCTGCCACAAAATTATTTGATTGGCTACGGTATCAAAGTTTGCGGTTTCAACCGCTGTTGCTGTTGCGTTTGCAGACAAAGTCAAACTCAAACCAGAAAAAGACATTGCTCCCGATACGGCCCCACTATTGACCACGGACAGCGTGATGGTTGTTCCCACAATGGTGGTCACAATAGCGCCTACACCAATGCCAGTTCCTACAACCAATTGGTTTAAAACAATGCCAGTGGCGCTACTTACCACAATAGTGCTTGCTCCAGAAGTGCCAGTTGCTGTAGGTGATGCCGCATTTGGGGCAATCAAAGACACCAAAGCACCAGAGGGGATGCTTGTAGATACAACTTGCTGACCCACGGCAACCAAATTGTTTGGTGCAATTGTGATGACAGCGCTTGCATTTGTTGTTGAAATTGACGCAGAAAAAATTACTTCTTGCTCACTCAATGTTGCCCCAGCATTGATGGGGTAATGGAATACCTGAGAGAAGTACCCAGCCGTGCGACGAGCGCCCAAAGCCTCGCCTGCGTCATACCAGCAGTCTTCTCGCACGTTGTAGATGATGCAGTCGTTGCACTCTTCTGAATCACCAGAAGGAAAGAACCACCATATTTCACCAAAACGAGGAACTTTGTTGACAAAAACTTTTTGCTGTTGAGCGTAGTTCAAGTTGTCAAAAAAGTAGTTTTGATTGAACGTGTTCTTGATTTCCTTGACCACGCCGTTGTAAAGCAAGAATCGGTCAACACCAATCCAATAGTAGATGCCGTCATACTCAATGACGCATTGGCTGGAAAGAATAGAGGACTGGCTAGAGATGATGTCATAGCGCCAGTAAAAAGTTTGGGGAGTTCCAGCAACCGTTACAGTGGTTGGGGTGTAAGACACACGGATCAAAGAATCAAGCGCCCAGAACAGTCCTGAAGGCGCATTGGAGCCACCTCGCACTGGCAACCCTTTCACAATCTTTGTGGAGGCTACGTTGGTCTCGTTGGCGTCAGCGCCATTCCAATCGTATGGGTCTCCGGCAACGCAATTTTTAATAAGGCCATTGTCGCCGTAAACAAAGACATAAGGGTGCAAAACCACTACGCCGCCAGCAACTTCAATAGTGTCACCTGTTGGGCTTGTTCCATTCGTGTCTGCAAGCGGAGACAAGGTAGTGCCATTAATGTCCCCAGCCAAAACTGGGGTCACCGCTGTCTGGTCAATTTGCGCCAAGTTCCGACCAGCGTGCGCCAAGAGTAATTGGTTTCCAGAACCCTGAGCGTCAAACGTGGAGTCAAACTGCCATAGATTTAAATCGCTTGACGAAAAAGTGGTAATGGTGGCAACTTTAATTGAGAATCCAGAGCCTGAACCACCAAGATTGGTGTTTGATGCACTCAATGTATTGCCAACAACATAGTTATTTCCATAACTTGTAAGGGTCACAGAGGTCACAGCCCCACCAGATACAACAATGGTGGCTTTTGCACCAGACCCAGAACCCCCAGTTAGCGGTACAGCCGTATAAGTGGCATTTACATAACCAGAGCCTCCGACAAGGGTGTTTAGCGTTAAGGCTCTTCCTGTAAAAGAAAATTGATTGACACCAGCACCGATGCCAAGATTGTTGATGTTGACAACCTCAAGACCATTGTTGTATCCATTAAAAACGGAGTTGACACCATCGACTGAATTAACATAGATTCCGCGAGAGTATCCGTTTGCGCTGCTAACAATTGCGCGGTAGCCGCCTACTTTTCTTGGGCGACCGCGTTGGAAGCGAACCCAACGAGCGTCCGTGTAAAAGTTCATGTCAAACACAGTTCCGTCGCGCTGTACTCCCGGCAACGTGTCGATGGTAAAAACTTTCTTGACCATTAGTAAGTCCCGCCAGCAACACCACCCGTAAAGTTTCCTGTGCCAATGATGGCAAGCCCAGTCGCAGACAGCGTTGACCGAAGAACGCCAAGAATCGTATGGTTAAACTCACCCGAAGCGGCGCGGTAAATACCTGTTGTTGTTTCGGATGCAAAATTTAAAGATGGCGCACCGACTGACCCGCTGTTCAAACTAACCGTTGAAGAGCCAGCAAGAATTGTATTGGCGTTATACAAGTTAACAGAATCGCAAACCAAAGTAGCTTGACTGCCAGCCGTCAACACCGCAGTTGCACCAGAACCTGTTGAGATTGTGACGGTATAAGCGCCAGATGTTTCATTAAGAATGTAGTAAACCTGCACCGTTGACGGAACAACAATTGTCACATTGCCTGTCAATGCACCTGTGTACTTCTGAATGACATTAGAAGCCTCTGAAGAGGTTAGAGTATATGTTCCAGTCAAAATCGCTTTGGATAATTGGGTAAAAGAAAACTGCGTATTTCGACCCAAACCAACCGTATAAAACTGAGAGCCACTGCAAACAATGATGCAAGAGTCCGCAGGTTGCAAAGCAATTGATGCAGAGCCGTTGATTAAATTACCGCTAGTTCCAGTTACCGTTAAAGCGCCCGTTCCACTGTTGCGAACAAACATAAACCAATTATCGCCAAGCGTTGATGCCAATGTTAGAGTCAGCGTTCCAGCGCCGCCAGTCCATACATAGGTGCTAGATCGGTCTGTTGTAAGCGCCGTGTAACTTGACGAAAAAGTTGTAACAGGTTGAGATTGATTTAATGTTAGACCAATTGCCAACAAGCCATAACCAGCAAGGGTGGCGGCGTCAGCACCAGAGGAGCCAATCCCGTAGGCAATAATTCCCCAAGTCCCAGCGGTCGTAGCGTTAGTGGTAATGTAGATGTATTGGGCTTCACCAGCGGCAATCGTCACAATGGTGTTTACGCCTGTGTAGTCTTTGACCGCCACCGAAACTGAGCCGACATTGCGAATAAGGGCATCCTGACCTACCGAGGCTTGGTTGGCGGGAGGCATCCATAGTTCATTGGCTGTACTTAAAGTTGACACCTCCATGATGCGGGCGGCGGCGTCATCGGCGGTAGTGCCATTGATGGGCCACGTCAACTGCAAATCTGCCGTCAGCGTAATTCGACTGTACGAAACGTCAGTCGGCTGGATGACGTTGCCTGTGAAGGGGGAATTAAAACTCATAATCAGGTATCCAATACAGTTGCTTGACGGTCACCAATCCGCTGCACGTCCTCTTGCTTCAGGGTTTGAATGATGAGGTCGTAGTTCTGTTGCCACATAGGCATCCGCTCATCGTTTTTGATGTACGGCATGGCCTGCAACAATGACCCATACAGCAGCGCTTGCGGGGCGTAGATGGTGAACCAGTTCGTTTGGTTGGAAGAATCAAGGGGCTGGAGCCGCTCGTAGTACAAAACCTCAAAATCATATGCAACGTCAGGGGACGGGGCCACAAGCCAATGGGTGTAGTCGTAGTCGCCGTAATAGGCGGGCGCACCAGTCACTGTGGCGTCAGGAGCATACTCTCGTAAGTATTCGTACTTGCGGAGCAACACAGGGGTCTTTTGACCACCCACGGTGACGTTAAAGGAGACTGTCTTGTGCCAACGAGCAGGCTTGTCAATGATTGGCTGACCAATTGTCATGGTCGATGTCTGCACCGTCAGGTTGCCAAGGAACTTGATTTGGCTGGCAATGATTTGCTCCGCCAACATGATGAACAGGGGAATCTTGGCGAGAGTATCGGCGTCAGTACGGTCTAGGTAAGATTGAATGTTTTCGACCAGTGAGTCGTAGGTCATTACCGATGCGGTCGTCATACATTCCTCTCAAATCAGTATTTGTTACCCTTGATTGTAAGGGCGCGTGCCTTGTTTGTCGATTATCAGAACCTGACCCCGAGGCTTGCCTTTGGGGTCATTTGGAACCGAAATATGCGTCCAGCGATCAAACTCTCTGATTAGCTGGTCAAAGGGCAGCTTTGCAGCCATCACCGCCTTGACTACACCGTCGGGGGCCACGCCGGGTACACGAATGTCAGCAGCACAACCGACCCGATGCTGAGAAGTGTCTTTACTGCCCACTGCATCATTTACTTGTTTGCTCCGAAATGCGCTGTTGACCATGATCGGTACGCCTCCCAAAACGCCTTTAACTTGCTCCAAAAGGCCAGCCAAGCGCTTGAGATTTTCTGTTTCAGCAGTGTTAGGCTCATTTTTAAACTCCCGATGGTCGGTTACTGTTAGCTCTTCCAAAGTGAAGTTTGGACTGAGTTTCATTTTGCTGCTACGCCTTGAATCTTCTCAGCGGTACGCATACCACCCAGACCCAGCATACCCAAGAGCAACGGCATCATGGTTCCAGTATCCATTGCTGGAAACTTGACTGGGTGACCGTAGAGCATAGAACCCCACTCAGCCAGTGGCCCAACAACAAATTGGACAGCAAATCCAGCGCCGCAAATCCAGCCAATAGCTGGACGCCAGCCAGAGACAAAGACGCTGGAACTCGCCGCCTCAATCTTGTTGATGTCCATCTGTCCTGCAAGTTGGGCCAACTCGCCAGACTGCTGTAGCTTCATCAATTCCAGCTTTGCAGCAGCCTGCTGGGCGGGATCAGGGAAAACCCTATCTAGGACTTTGCCGCCGATGTCGAGCAGAGCGGATACGGGGTCAAGGGACATTAGGTTTCTCCTCTTCAATGTGTGAACCTACTTTGAGGCCCGAAAGCCAGCCAATCAATCCACCAATAATGGTCTGAAACGCTGGGCCAATAACTTCAAAAATTTTGGTGTTGTCTACTTCCTTGACAAACAAGCCGTGTATCAAAGCCCAGATCAAGGAAAGCACAACTGCGCACAAGGTAGCGGTGACCATGTATGTGACAACCGAAACTAAAGTGTCTTTCGCATTCATCTCGCCTTCTCCATAATCTTTGCGCGAAGCAAAGGACTGTCTGATGTACCCGCCCATTCGGGCAAAGCGTTCCAAATTAGGACGTAATCGTCCGCGCTGCATTTTGTCTTATCCAGCCATTGCAGCATGGCTTTGTGGCGCTCTACAGGATCGTGCATTGTCCAGCCAAGCACATACAACTCCTGTACCGCGCAGACCGCTTGTTTGGGCCTTTCCTGCCTCTTTGGCGGCTCGGTGGACAGAATAAGCCTGTCCTCTGCCGAGGCTGCTGACAGCAGCAAAACCAAAAAGAGAAGAAACCGCATAACGCATGGCTCAAAGTCCAATCAGCTTTTTGACAAACTCAGCCGCCA